ATGTTGCCCCCGAATCCGCAGCTTGCTGCGGCACTTCGCGAAATCACGGTTCCTCAGAACATGGGGACCGGCCGTGCGCTGGTGGACCATCTCACCAGGAATGCCGAGAATGGTGTGCCGGACGGCGACATTGTCGCGCATCTCGACAAGATGATCGGCCTGACGGCGCTGTCCGTGGTTGAGATCATCGACCGGATCGGCAAGCAGGAGGCGAACGTCCGCAACCTTGGGGACGCCCTCAAGAATTTGGGCAAGCCCCGCCCGAAGGCGAGCTAGGCGCTTCGCCAGGAAACGGCCCCGCCCACTGTGGCGGGGCCGTTTTTCTACACCCACTCAACGAGCGAAAACCCGTCAGCTCCATTGCCTGCCGTATTGGCAGTCCCGGAGCCGTTACGGAAGCCCGCCCCGCCACCACCGCCGCCGTAGAGGCCACCCTTGCCGCCGAGTTGCCCGTTGCCGGAGTTCGCGCCACCGCCACCAGGGCCGGGGTTGCCAGCGGACTGGTCGGGGCCGTTCCCTCCATTTGCGGTGCCACCCGAACCCGTGGTTGTGCTGCCGCCATCCTTGGCGGCAATCGTGATGTTGGAGGAGTTGGCCCCGGTGCCGCCGCCGCCGCCCGCCGCAGCTCCGGAGGTGTTGTTAGGGGTTGCGGTGTTGTACTGCCCCCCTGGCGTGCCGTCGGCCAGGGTGGCAGTCACGCCAGAGGCCGTTGCGGACCCTCCAGACCCCACTGTGCCGTTGGTGGACGAGTTCGCCCCCGTTGCCCCCCCACCGCCACCGGCCGAGAGGCTGATTGCACCCGACGTGAAGATCGAGGCGCCGCCAGCGGAGCCCGCCGTACCGTCACCAGCGGACGCCGGACTGAAGCCGCCAGCGCCGCCCGTACCCCGTGCAACGGAATAGGTCGCGCCGAGCAGAGCAATCGGAATCCAGACGCGAAACACTTTGGCCCCACCGCCACCACCTGGCCCGCCACGGCGGGTGGTACTGCTAGCGCCAGCCCTGCCGCCACCACCGCCCCCGCCACCGCCGATTAGAGTTACCCAGCAGCCAGTACAGCCAGCCGGAACCAGATCGTTGGTGACATCGGTGTTCTCGACGTTGAACGGGGTAAAGGCAATCCCGTTGGTTCCCGTGCCGTCTGGTGCGAAGGTCGGTCCAACGGCCAGTTGAGCCGAACGCGCGTAGCGCTCTGACCCCGATACAGACACCGTTGGTGGAACGGTGATACCCGCAGCGGCCGAATACCGTTCTGCACCACTGACCGACAGGCTCGGTGGGAGTGACAGTGCGAACTGGCCCCGGCCGTTCGGCTGCATCGTCACCGTGGGCGGCAGCGCCAGAGATATCGCACCCACGCTCTTACTGGTGACGGTCACGCCAAGGTTCGGCGAGACGTTCAGCCCCGCTGTTGCGGGGACGTTGGGGGCACCTGTGGCGGCGATTTGTGGGGCGACGTGAAGATCGAGCTTCTCGAAGATTTCCACCCACCAATGAGCCATCAGCCGGTCTGCCTCTGCACGATCAGGGTGACCTTGTGCGGGGTACCGCCCATGTCCGTGTAGACCCGTGGAGGGCCGACCAACTGGAACGTCTCCCCGCCATAGATCACTTCGTCGTTGGCCGATGCACCAACCACAGCGGCGACGGGTGGGGCCGTGATCTTCTGCGGATCGGTTACGACATCGGTGCCGAGGTCGAACTTTTCCTTGGCTGTGAGGGGGCGGAATCGGCACCCTGCAACCGGGACCTCAGTACGCACCACTACGGGGGTGTTGTACTTGTCCCGGTTGTTCAGATCTTCTGTGAGGGTGACGAATACGACTGTTTGGTTTCCAAATGTCATGCAGCCGCCCAGATCCTGCGGAATGGCCGGATCGTGGACTCTACGTCGGCATCCAAATCCGTTGCAGTGCCCCACTTGTAACTCACGTCATCCACATCTTTTTGGATGAGCGGACCGGCGGCCGTGTCCCGGCGGGCGTACAGCCGTGAGGCATGGATCTGGGTAGCCAGCTTGATCGGCTCGGGTACTTCTGGCCACCCGAACTCACCGGTCACCGTGATGACACTGTGGTGATGGTTGACGGGATAGCCGCCGTACCACGCGAAGGGCGTACCGCCGTGGAACTCAATTCCGGTGTACGGCCTGCCGTTCGGGGCCGCATTGAGGGGCGTCAGAATGAAATCCGTGATCGCGGTACCGTCGTGGTTCGCCACGGATGTCACGCTCATGATGTCTTCGGTATCGACATACCAACAGTTGCGGTGCCAGCGTGGACGGTAGGTACGGGTCTGAGTGGCTGAGCCGAACTGCCTGCCCGTGGCTTGATCTACTGCTCTAGAAGCTGCCTGTAAGCAGAGAGTTAGTTGGGCATCGTTGTCGGTGATGCCCAACCACTCCTGCAGGTCGGCAACCTCGCCATATACGGGCTGCCAACTCATGACTAAGCCGCGTTCTTCAGGACCGTGTAGGCAAAGGGGTTCTTCACGGTGCCATCGGCGCGGACATGCGCGGCGTACTCAATACGGCCCGCACTCTTGCCGCTGAACTCGTCAACAATCAGACGCATGCCCTGCACCTGACGAATCAGGTAGCCCGCCTTGACATCACCGAATACGCCCCACTTGTTGGTGCCGCCATCGGTGTAGGTGGCGAAGGCCTGATCGATGACGACCCGATGGCCCAACAGCGTGCCACCGATAGAGCCCTCCAGGCCGGCCGACGCCTGCGGAGTCCAGAGCGGGCGACCCGTGGAGTCCTCCAGCTTGCGAATCGCCTCCAGGGTGGCGTCGTTGAACACCCAGATCGCGTTGGCGCGGTATGCCGGGTCGACGTCATGCAGAGCCGCGATCAGCTCATCTTTGTCGATGGTGGCTGCAGTGAACGTGGAGGTGGTGGTGGCGTTGGTGGTGATGCCGTAGGGCTGGTTGGTACCAGTACCGTTCACCCAGAAATCAGCCTGGCCACGGGCGAACCGTTCCGCGATCCGATCCGCGACATACGACGCGATGTCAAGGCTGGAATCCTGGATCAGCTGGAATGTCACCGCAATCGGGTCCTGGTTGACCCCCGAGGTGGTCCAGGTGTAGGCGCCAACCGATACCTGTCCCAACGTCAGGTCGGCACCGCCCGAAGACGGATCGGTGTTCTCGCCGACGATCACGGCCTTGTTCGCCGTATCGTCGTTGTTTGGGAAGGTCAGCTTCTCGCCGGAGGTGGTCGGCAAAACCTCTGCCTCGTTGGCGATTCCGCCAAAGTCCTTCATCCGTGTGACGATGCGGTTCAACATCGTCTGCGGGACGGTATAGCCACCGCCTGCGGGGGTTCCCACGGTCTGGGCGCGCTGCTCCAGGTCAGCGTTGGGCTGACCGGTACGTAGATACGCCGAGAACGCACGCATTTCGGTGTCGTCTTCCTTGGGGGCTGCGACGTGCACCGCAGCCTGCAGGGAGGCGTTGGGGGTCACGTACGCCTGATAGACGCTGCGGAATTCCTCGGTCTGACGAGCCCGCTCAATGTCATCCTTGATCGAACGGAACTGGGTCAGTTCGTCATGGGTGAGTTCGCGTTCCTCGGAAATATCCTGCAGCGGCTTCAGTTCGGCGATCAGTTCGTCGATGGTCTTCTTCAAATTAGTTGCCTCTCTGGAGGTAGTGGGCGATTTCGGCCCGTACTAGTTGGGTCCTGCCGTCACGTGATTCGGCAGGGAGGTGGTCTAGCGACCGGAGTTGCACAGTTGTGGAGCTATACGCCGGGATGGATACCGGACTGATCTCGATGAGTGCCGCAACACTGGTGTGGGTCCGCAGTGTCCTGCCGTTGATGGTGCCCCGGGTCTCCCCGTTGGGGTTCGGCCGGAAACCGATGGACATACCGCCGAGGTCACCCCTACCCGCCAACTCGCGAACATCTTTGGCGTAGGAGGTGTTTGGCAACTCCAATTCGAAGCCGAGTCCCCGGGTGTCGGTCCAGACCGTGAGGGTTCCCGACGATTGCCGGCCCAGCAGCATCGAAGAATCGTGCTGGTAATAGGCTCGGACGTCGGTTGCCGGATCGGCTAGCGTCGCGTCGAACGCTGTGGGCGCGAACGTCTCCACATACGAACCGAGGTCGGCATAGGTGCCGAATGTCGATGCGTAGCCGGTCAGGGTGTTGCCCTCGACCTCTGATTCGAGGTCGGCAGAGCGGATCTCGATCACGCGACGACCCCCTGCGGTGGCGTATTCCCTTGCGGGGTGGTGGCCAGCACGTCGCCGCCTTCGATGGGCGGCAAATTCAGGATCTTTCGAGCTTCGTTCACCGTGAGAATCGGCCGCCCGGTCTGCTGCAGAAGCAGGGCGATCTTGGCCTCGGGCGACGGGTCTAGCAGCGCGCGATAGTCGAACTCGGCCTTGATGGTGGGCGGCAGCAACAGTGAAAGCCGCTGCTCGATGCGCGTCGTGGACAGCTTGAACGTCCACGACGCCATTGCCTTATGCATCTCGGCAATGCCGGTACCCCAAGAGCTTTGCTTCTCGGACAGGCCTACCAATGAATCAGGGACACCGAACCACGTGGCAATCTCGGACTTCTGGAACTGCCGCGACTGTATCCACTGGGCATCCTCGGGGCTCAATTGCCACGGGGCGATGTTGACTTTGCGGTTGATCAAGGCAACCTGGCCGGCGTTCTCAACACCCGCCACCGCGCGATTCAACGAGTCCTGAATGACTTGCGCCTCTTCAAGTCCCACGCTGTCTTCGAAGCTGGCGATTGCCGTTGCGAGCATGCCGTTACCGAACATCTTGGCGGCTGTACGGTCGGCAGCAATCGCGGTTCCGAACGCTCCATTGCGGGCCAGCGTCAACGGAGACAGCCCGCGGATGCCATCAAGGCTCAGACCCTTGATGTGAGTCAGGGTCGTGTCGTCGAAAACCTTCGTGGTGCCATCGCACAGCGTGACGCGGTAGGTCTTGCGGCCCTGCTTGTCGACGTCGATACCCACTGCCATGGGATGCACCGGGCTGACCGAGATCAGTTGCCCAGCACCGCCGTAGACGTGTATTAGGTATGCGTTGCCGTGTAGCAGCAAGTGCGCCATAGTCGTTTCGATGAGCTCGAACGGGGTCTGATTGAAACCCGGGTTATCGAGCCACGACGGCACCCGCTCAGTGATGCCGTTCTCGTCCCGAAGCGCTCTCAGTGGCAGGGTGGCGACGCCGCCACCGATGATCTGCACACAGCGCCACACCGCAGATAGGCCAAGGGCGGTGAACTCATCGACATGCACACCGGTCACTGACGGGATAGCGCCGAACAGCATCAGCGCCTGCGGGTCACTGATACTGACGTTGCGCTCTTCGGGTACAAACGGGGGATCTGGCGCACGAAACATGCGCGTCAAAAAGCTCATTTAGCTCCTGCAAATAGGACGAATACGGGCGCCTTTTTTGGCGCCGGGTGCTGAGCACGGTCGTGGCAGAGTGCGAGGCCGATAGCCGCGTCTATGTGCCCGCGGCTCTTGGACTTGGTCAGCCGCCAACCGGCCTCGGCATGGGTGGGCATGGCGTTCAGAATCTGGCGCTCGTAATCCGCTGCGCCGTCGTGGGATACCTCGCTGCGCATGATGGCCTGGTAGAGGTCGCCACACGCCGGGATCATTCGCTCTGGCGACTGCGGGATCTCCACCATGGGCAAACCCTCATCGGCCAACATCGTTGCGGGAAGCTCGAAATGGCGGGGATCGAACGCAACCTCAATAACGTTGTAGGTACTGTCCAGCTCCCGCAGATGTGCCATGACGGCGGAGACGTCGATGGCCTGATCCTGGGTGGGTTTCCAGATGCGAGCCGTGGTGTGCAGAACGCCATCCGGTCGTCTCTGACCGATCACTACAGCCGTCGTATCGCGCTTCAGACCGACGTCTACACCGACCCAGGTGTCAGCACCGGGGACCAGCTGATAATCGCTCGTGAGGGCCTGCCAGACCTTGCGGCCGTCAGTGCCGAGCCAGCAGTCCACGCCCTCCACCCATTGGGCCAGACGGAACAACCGAAACTCTGCCTCGGGCATCATCTCTACGTCGTTGCGTAGCGCGTCGATGCTGAGATAACCCTCGACAATCGCCGGGTTGGCGATCAACCACATGGCCTCATCGCGGATATCGCAATCGTCTGGCGCGGAGAGTTCGGTGAACGAGAACCCCGCCGGGGCTCTGCCCTCTTTGAAGACCTGGCGTAGGTGCCACAGGGCGGACTTGTCGCGGTCCACACCGGGCGTACCGATGCCCACCACGAGGGACTGTTCACGCTTACCGCTGGCCAGCACCATGGCGTTCCAGCTCGCTAGGGGCTGGAAGCCGATCTCATCGACAATGGCGCACGTCGGGTCCAAACCCTGCAGTCCGTCCACATCATTGGCGATGGGGAAGCACTCGCCGCCGTTGTAGCCAACCACGATCTTGGCCGCCGAGATGGCCGTGTAGACGTTGGCGCGGGTATCGAGTTCGGGTTCCGCCGCGACCATCTTGCAAGCCACGTCGTAGACTGCGCGGGCGGCCTGGCTCACCGTGGTCGCCATGATCGGGACGACGGGCTGGCCAGTGGGGTTGCGGTCGAACACCGCCCACACCGCAATCGCGGCTAGGAGTGTCGATTTACCCTGCCCGCGAGGAGCCTGAAGGATGGCCTGCCGGATACCGGGCTGCAGTATCTCGGTGATCCATTCCTTCTGGAATGCGGCCAGCTTGATCGGCTTGCCATGTCCGTGACCTTTAGGGCTGCGGCAATAGGCCTCGACGAAACGGATGCAGCGTTTAGCAGGGTCTTTCTCGCGCCAGCGATACCACGGTGGTTCTGATGTGTCTTTGAATTTGGCCCGCGCATTACCTGCTACGGCCAATTAGATCTCCACATCGTTCCAGAGGTCGGCAGCTCTGCGGAACATCGCGTGTTCGGGCGTACCCCCGTGTTTATCGGTCGCCGCACGCCCGTACTCGATGGAATTCACACGTGCTGGATAATCCTCGGAATACACTTCGCCGAGCTTCGCCTTTCGATAGCTGAGTTTCTTCAGCTTCGTTCTGCGTGCCGAGACGTCGATATCCGCCACAGTCTGACCAGAGTCGGGATCAACGGCCGGATTGCCGACCGGAGCGAATTCAATCACCGTCCGCATGATCTGCTCGGGGACCTTTTCCAATTCCGCGAACAGTTCCTTGCTCTCGTTGATCGCGGCGAGTAGGGCCTGCTCAATTTCTTTACTGGTGCTGCTCGCCATTGTCGTCCAGTTCTTCGATATCCTCGGCCAGCGCTTTTTCTACTCGCCTCACAGATGCGAGGTCGATCCGCTTGCTGACGATTACTTTGACTTCAGCCATTGGTCTCTCCTAAAACAGGCTTCGGCTGCATTTGCGACCTGCGGTTTTGCAGCATCAATTAGGACGCAAATTCATGCGTTTATGCAGGTCAAATGAATATTCATGCTCAAAAACACGCCGCTTTATAAGTGAAAGAAACGGAGGCGCGTCGAACTGCCTGTTCAGAGCCTTGAACTTTTTTATGCCTCTGACCTGCGGTTATGCGGCGTCGACGCTCTGTCCACACCCGTGCGATGCCTCTGACCTGCGGTTATGCCGAGCTGCGGCAGGCGATGGGCCGTGCATACCATTGGATGGTTATGCAGTGTCATGCATGGCGTTATGCACGGTCCCGCACGCTCGAGTTGCACGGGATACATGCCGGGACCATGTTGGAACGGGCATGTGAGCCGCCCTTGGCCAGCGGGAGTGAGTGGTGCCATGAGGTGGCAGGAGCGCCATTGCACTTGATGCGCAGTTGGCATTGGCCCGATGGCCTACCCAGTGCCCGATACTCACGTGAGCCGTACGTGTCCCGCTTGCGTTGACGCCGGCACTTGTCGCAGCGTGAGGCATCGCATAGCTCGCCACAAGTCAGGCAGGGTCGCTTAACTGCCATTGCCTATATCCATTCTGGGGTGGGCTCGCCCGCTATCTGACGAGCTCTATTCCTTAGCGGTATTGCCCAGCGGCAGCGGAGGCGTAGGCGAATTGATTGACCATTGATTGCCCGTTGTCATTGGCCTGATTCACGGTCATGTGTTGAATGGCAATGCCGCCCTGCTGGCCATGGTTTGTGGTGTTTCCCGGCTGCGGATTCTGCTGTTGCCCGTTATTGTCAGGCTGCTTATCCTGCTTCGCGGCAGAGCTGGGAATTTGCGGGGATGCGCTCATCATCGAGGTGGCCAATCGACCGAGCCAGGAGTCCTTCATCGACGTCCCACCCTGGCCGTCGGGGTCTTTGACTTCCAAGGTGTCCATTAGTCCGGAAGCTGCGATAGAACCATATTCACCCAATTGTTGGATACTTCGCTGCACTAACTGCATGGCTAGCTGGGCTCCGGCGCCAGCGCCTGGGAAGAGGCCGGCAGCCGCGCTTAAGGCCCCGCCAAGTAGCCCACCTCCAGCGCCAGCTCCGCTAGGCCTGGGCTGCCAACCTGGGGCGGCTTGCGGCTGTGGGGTGGGTGCGTACGCCGTGGGCATTCCAGTACCCAGAGGGCCGCCGGGGAAACTGGTGGGCAGGGGGCCTGCCGGACCGTACGCATACTGCGAACCGCCCTGTGGCACTGGATTGTTCAACGCTGGATCGGTATTCGCAGGCGAATAGATGTTGTGCGGCACGGTCGAACCCATTGGCGCAGTCGCGGGCCGGTAGAAATGGCTGGTAAACGAGGAGTCATCCGCGCCCGTGCCACCAACTCCACCACGCGCCGCCGCGGAATCACTGCCCCAGTTGAAGGGGGTTCCATTCGGCAATGTGGCCTGCATGTGGCCACCGTTGTATCCGACTCGGAAGTCACCGGGGCCACCCATACCGGGCAGGAAGCCGCGCGAGGTGAGCCACTCCGCAGCGTTGCCAGTCGACATACTGCGTCCGCTGGTCGGCCTCCCATCCAACATATTGACGAGATCCTCAACCGCGCTGGAGCAGTCACCGAGACCCTTGACCAGGTCGGCATTTCCGGTCTGGCTGTATCGCCCCGACGGCACGTTCGCCAGTAGGGCTGCATCGCCGGGATATGCCCCATAGCCGCCGTATCCATAGCCTGGGCTGTAGCCGCCCTGGGATGCCGCGTTGATGGCCCCAGGCGTGTATTGCGGGCCGAAAGCCCCCTGCGCCGCCAGAACGCCCAGCAAACCAGATCCTTCGCCTGGATTTGCCTGCTTTATCGCCTGCAATTGCCCTAGCAGTGGAGCCGCAGCCAGAGTGGCAACCGATTGAATCAGGCCCTTAATCAACCCTGGAATGCCACCGGAGAAATCGATATTACCGGTGATATCTTCCAAGGTCTTGGTGGCGTCTTTGGTGGACCTGGCGAACTTATCGACACTGCTCTGTTTCGCCTCGTTGAGGCGAAGTTCGGCCTCTTGCTGGTCCTGCTGGTCTTTGAGCAACTTGTTTTTAGCTGCCTGAATATCTGATTCGGTAGCCGTATTGTCGGCCTGCAGCTTATTCAGGTCTGCGGCATCCTGAGCTACCTTTTGCTGTGCTTCCTTGACGCTTTGCGCAGCGGAATACAGCGAGCTCGTTACCGGATATCCCCGCAGCAAATCCATCGGATCGCCCGAGTAGGGCACGGTTGGGGCACCGCTCTTTGCCACGCCACCACCCCGTGAGCTGCCGTCAGGCGGGGGCAACGGGACGGCGTAGCCGCCTTGGGGAATCGCGGGCACAAGCGGCCCGCCTGCTGTGTTCGGCATACCGGCGCGGCGGCGATCCGCATACCCGCCGTGTGCGCCGTTCCCAGACCCCACTGGGCCGCCTTGCGGTATGGGTGGCGGGCCGAAAGTGCCGGAGCCGCCGCTGTATCCGGGTGTATTGCCGCTGATGCTCGGGATCTGATCGATATGCACGCCAGGGACCTTGTTGGCCCAGTCGATAGCCGTGCGTACTGGCGCGAGCATGCGGTCGATGGCGTCGCGGATGTTGTCCAGGATCGGCATGACCGCGCTGCCCACAGCCGACACCACGGTGGTGATCCCGCTGAACGCCGTAGAGAACACGTCGATACTGCGCTTTGACAGGTCGATAGCCCCGCCCAAGCCCTGCCACAGGAGAGTTGTCCCCTTAAGTGCGACTTCAGCGGTGGGCTTCAATTCCCAGAACACCTTGACGACGGCTTTACCGAGGTCTACTAGATCCGAGATCGTATTCAAGCCGTCGGCGAGCCATTGCCTCAGCTGGCCAGATTCCCTGGCATTAGCGATGAATTCTTGGAATGCTGTCGCTGCGTTTGAGATCTGCGTCGCGATCTGCGGAAGAAAACCAGAGCCAACATTGATGATATCGGTGAGCGCTTGTGCGATGGCCGGTGCTGCCGGGGCAATGTTCTGGAACGCCTGACCAATATTCTGCATTGTGACCTGCATCGTCTGCATGGTCTGCGGGTCCATCATCGCATTGGCGATACCGGAGAATGCCGAATTAAACCCAGTAGCAATGGTGGTGGTCATCTGCTGAATGACAGGCAGATACGCGTTAGCCAACTGGTTCAGTTGCGGACCGACGTTGTTGAACAGTGCGTCTTGCGTTGCCGCCTTGAGCCGGTCAAGCGCGGGGAGCATCGCCTGGATGCCCAGGGCCGCTTGCTGTGCATTTGGCGAGAGGCTTTGCAGATCCTCGGCGAACGCCTTGGCGTCACGCATGTCGCCGAGGGCGTCCATGAAGCCCGAGAGGCCGATTTTGGCCGTGAGGACGCCCGCACCGATAGCCGCAAAAGCACCAGGGAGCAGCCAAAGTGCCTGTGACGCGGAGATCGCCGCGCCCGCGACGTTGTAGGCCGCGATGCCGATGGTGCCCAGCGCAACCGGGCCGGTAGCGCCCAGATGCGCGAACGCCGAACCCGTGTTCTGCACCGCATCGGTGATGCCCAACATGGACTTCGCGATGGCGTCGCTTTCGGAGCGCACACGGCGGGACTGGAGGCGCTCGACGGCTTGGGCGATGGGGTCTTTTGCCGCCCGCTCGAAGGCCTTGCCGTAGACCCTGCCGTCCTCCGCACCCTTGGTGGCGAACCGGGCAGCACCGGGCATGATCTGGCCGGCGTCGACACGGGCGGAACGGGAGAATTCGCGACCGAACCCAATACCGGACGTGGTGGCCGTCTGCATTACCGCGTCGTGAATCCGCTCGGAGACCGAGCGCATATCGCGCTGATCGAGTTTCGCACTGACATCAATAGAAACTTGTGCCAATTCAACCTCCTTTCGGAGTAAATGTCTTTGAAAAGAACTGAACCCCTGGGAGCGCGGAAAGAGGGGCGCGCTCAACCAGGGGTTCAGCTGTTTACCGGGCCAGGAGTTCCCGGTGAGCCCGCGTTGACCGAGTAACGCGGGAGATTGGGTGGTAGCTGTTCAGCCCCCTACAGCTTACCGACCGCTTACGGAGCCAGCTTCGGCGGCACCCATATCCGACCAAGGTCGGGCGCTGGTGATTCTCATAGCGGTTATTTCGTTCGGGGTGGACCGGACGGAAGAAACCAAGGAAGAACGCCCTTGGGCTGCCGAACGAAAAGATTCAGTTGTTATCAACCTCAACTGCGTCGACCATTGCGTCAGCGACGGCTAATGCGGCTTTGGTGTCGAGCAGGAGGAACACTTCGCGGCCCGTAGGGGTTGCGCGAGCTAGGCGCACCAGGCCCGTTTGGGTGCGGCTGACCATGTACGGCGGGCCGAAGCTCGCAGGAATCTCAATCAACGCGTGCGCTCCATCCTCGCCTTAGCGGGGCTCACGGCTACCGGTGCGGTCCGCGTGGAGGTGACGTGGATCGTGGCGCCGTCGTGGTGGGCAATCCAGCCGGTAGCGTCAGCGGTTAAGGGCACGGTTTGCCCGTTCAACGTGATCGAATTGTTCATAGTTCCCCAAAAAGGTGTTGATTGTGCGCTGTCATATGGCCGCCCAAAACTCTCGTTCGTCCGCGAACAGCGGGACGGCCGCGCCGTCCCAGGGGTCCTGCCTGCAATCAGGGTGGGTGTAGCGGAATCGGCTGCGCACGCCGTCGCCTTGGCGGTTGCAGTTCCCGGTGATCTCCTCGTGGCAGTCGCGGCAGAAATATTGCGCCCTATTAGAAGTATTTATTATCAAATCCGGGCGGGCAGTCTCACTGTTGCGCTCGCTTCGCTCGCGGCTAGCCACAAGGGGTATGCCCACAGGTTCAACAGATTCACTGTCAGCAGTGCTAGTGGAACTCTCTAATGGTTGGCCCTCTTTAAGCCTGGCCATCTCCCGGTCGCCGCCAGGCGATCCGGGCTGAACCTGCGTACCATTGGTGACCACCCACGGATCTTGTTTTGCATCCTGTTTTACATCTTCCAATAGATTCGATCCGTTAGGATCGATCTTAGGAATGGTAGGTAGGTGGTTAATTCTGTCCTCTTGGAACCTGGGGTTTTTGGTTAGAGTGTCCTCTAGCCCTACAGGACGAATTTGTCCTGTAGCCCCTTTGGTGTGCTGGTTCCGGCCGGTCGGATTTGGTACCCGCTTGGGCTTTGGCTCGGCAGTGGATGGCCCGCTGGGTATGACAACCTCGTAGGTGGATGCCTCGTTGTCGGTACCCGTGTTGCGCCCGCGGTACTTCTCGACGAGCCACCCCTTGGCCCGCAACGCCTTGCGATGGCGGCGCACGGTGCGCGCATCGACACTGAGGTACCGCCCCAGCGTTTCTTCGCTCACGCGCGACTGCGTGCCGTTCTTGTCGGCGTACTTGTACTGCCCCCACAGCACAGCGCGTTCCGCCAGAGTGAGGTCCGCGCCGTCCAACCTCCGCATGAGGTCATATGGATCGGTCGGTCGCTTATAGATTGCCAATTCTGTTCACCGTATCCGCCCGTTCTGGGCTGCCATCTTGTGAAATATCAATAAGGTCTCTGATCAGGTCGGCTAGCTCATCAGGGCCGGCCAAAATGAATGACCGGCCCTGTGTAATGCGAACACCACCGTTGCGGCGGATGACGCGGATGTTCCCCACTTGCGTCCTATTCCGCTGGGCTGATAAACGAGCTCGCCGCATCCACCTCGTCGGGTGTGGGATTCTCGCCCATGAAGCGGGCGGCGTCCGCAACCTCGGCCATCCGCTTCTGCAGTTGCTCCGTGGTCGGCCGTGGGTTGCCCTGTGCGCAAAGAGTCAACCAGGCGGTGTCGCGGATGAATTCGTCGTCACCGATCCGGCCGGCCTTGTAGTCGGCCTGCAAAGCGATGGTCCGCTGCAGGATCTCTTGGGGGTTCATTTCTCGCTCGCAATCACCAGGCGTGAATTGCGAAGCTCACCGTTGAGGGCGAGCGCACCGGCCAGCAATTCCCAGCCCAATTCCTCGGCCGCGCCGCCGGGGATGAAGAGGGTGTGCTTTTCGCCCCCGACGTCGTGGACAGTGACAGCGACGGTACCGGCGCATTCGCCTGCCATCGGCTGCTTATGTAATTTGAGTTCAAACCGCGATGGTATGATTTTCATCTTGACTCCAGTTCTTCGCGCGGCTTTCCAATTCTCTGAGGTAGGCCATTGCCGTCCTGCGCCTGGCGTCATATCTAGCCTGGCGGTCATAAAAGCATTTGCGACAGTCACTACCGACATAATCGGCAGGGCCGCGCAGTTCGTGCAACGATTTTTTGCACAGCATTGAGAACCCTCCTCTTGTCGGGCTACGGTGAATGGGCATGGTTGGATTAAAAAGATTCCCCTACCTATAGGGGGGAACCAATGGAATACGCTGACCTGCTATTTCGGCAGCTTCACGATATAGGAGCCGCCTTCATCGATCCATTCTGAAACCCATTCAGTCTGCTCCAGCTTCTCCTGGCGCAGGGTCACGGTGTCGTCCCATTCGCCGTCTTTTTTCTTTTTCTTCTTCCGGCCGAACTCAGGAAAGGTCTCTTTCCACAGCGAGTTGATACCCCGTGACGAAGTCTTACCGTCTACTGTGACGGAGTAGCTGCCATTCCTCGCGTCAAGCATTTTCTCTGGATAGCGGCGAATAGTTCCGTTGGGCAGCGTGACCTCTCTGGCCTCCCGTCGCAACTGCCGGGTCTGCGAGTGCATGAAGTAGCCGGGGTATGCGGTCTCGCGCCACTCATCGATATCCACCACCATGGGAGGTTTCCGGCGGCCCTTGAGCAGGGCGCAGGCGTCAGCCAGCATGCGGTGGTACTTCTCCCCGATATCGCTATGCGGGACGAGGCGGATCGTGCCGCCGCAGCAGTGCCAGTCGGCTACGTAGCGACGGCAGGCATCGCAGTACCCGACCAGCCTCGGGCTCGGGCTCATTGGGTCGGCCCGTCATTTATGAACCGTGTTTCTTTGGCAACGCCATTTGCACCAGAGATGATCGCACCTACAGCGTTCCGCTCAGCGTGAACCTCGATAATGAGGTTCAGCAGTGCCTCCCATTCGTGCGGGAACGCGCGAAGGCGCACATCGCCTTCCGCAAGTAGCTCGTCGATGTACCGCTGCCCCGTCGACTCGTCGATAAACACCGCCGTCATTTGCTCCGAGCCGTCGAGACTCTCGACCGTCCACGAGTAGGCAGTCAACACCCCGTCGCCAGTGGCGTAATGGTGCTTTGTGGCACCGCTCATCGGGCCGTCACCCTGCGCTGCTGGTTACGTTCCTCTTCGGCTTCGCCTCGCTCCTGTAGCCGCCACGCCAGTCTGGCGATACGCGACCATTGGGCATCGGATGGCAATAGGGCGCGGGCCTCTTCTACGTAGAAACCTTGCGGCTGCATCATCATCGGGCTGTCTCCTCAAGCTGCGACTCGATCCACGCCTCTACGTCCTCTCGTCGGTAGACCACCCGTCTGCCCAGCGAACTGGAGCGCGGCCCCTGGCCGGTGGCGCGCCACCAGCGAAGTGTCGCAACGGGTTTCCGCGTGAGCACTGAAACCTCGTCAATGAACATCAACTCTGGCGTGCTCATCGGGCCGCCGTCCGCTGTGCGTCGATCTCCCGTGCGCGTACGAGCAGGCCATCGACATCGGCCACGCCGACTCGTTGGCAGAAACCGTCGACATCAACGCTCGGTCGGCTCAGTAGCTCGCAGACCATGTCGAAAGTGCTGACCTGGTCGAGCAGTTCGGCCAGCGGAGTGAGGGTAGTGGTCACTGTCGTCTCCTGACTGTGTGTCGCAACCTCCGTGTGAGATTGATGATGAAGACGATACAGGCGCAGCGAACCGGCACAAGAGGGCCAAATGCGCCCTGTCAACGATCTGAACTGCAGTGTTATAGGTGTTGACACCTATGGTCAACGCGAGCAGCAAATTCGACTTTATCCACAGCGTCGGGATTAAGCGAGGCATTGCATCCACGGATAGGTGTCATCAACTATGGGGATAAGCCCGAGCGGAACCGCAGGTCAGAGCACGTGAGATTAAAACCCCCTACGCCTATCGACAGGCATAGAGGTGTCATAGCCGGGGCATAGGCCGGGGGATGGGCCGATAGATAAACAAGGCAATGCAGTTACCAACTCCATCCGAAAGCCGTTGCATCCGTGCAATATTCATTCTTAGCGGACACTCAGGATGCAGCCAGATACTCACACTCAATTCTTAGAAACCTACATCGACTGCAACGGATTTCAGCGGTACTGCGGTACGCTCAGCACATGAGGAACGACCGCGCGGGCATTGACGACCGCTGGCACAAACAGGTTCGCCAGCCGGACGGCACGATGACCACCGAGCGCAGCAGCGTTTACGGCAAGGTGACTCGCTGGCGCGTGCGCTGGGTGGTTGACGGCAAGGAACACACCAAAGTCTTTGCCCGCAAGACCGACGCACAGAACCACCTCAACCATCTGACAGCCGAAGTGGTGAAGGGAAGCTATGTCAGCCCACACAAGTCGTCCGTGCTGTTCCGTGACGTCGCCAAGGAATGGCTAGACGGCAAGGGCGCACGCGCGCCCAAGACCGTCGCCGGGTACCGCAGTCTTCTGGATACGTTGATCCTCCCGCGGTGGGGAGACGTGAAGCTCAAAGACATCACACACGGCGAGCTCCAGAAGTGGATCAGTGGGTTGTCCGTCAACGGGTCGGTTCGGACCGAAGGCAAGGGGCTGTCAGCTTCGCGCGTGATCCAGGCGCACCAGTGTTTCGGTGCAGTGCTCAAATACGCCATTCGTACCGAGCGCATCGGGAAGAACGTCGCCGAAGGCATCGAGCTACCCAGCAAGGGGGAGAGCGACAGGCGCTACCTCAGCCACAAGCAACTCCAGACCCTTGCCGCCAACACCGAGCGTTTCGAGACGCTGACGCTCGTGCTTGGGTACTGCGGCCTCAGGTTCGGTGAGGCCGTCGCGCTGCGCCGACGCGACGTGAAGAACGGGACTATCACCGTTCGCGCGTCGGTCACCGGCGTCACAGGACAGGGGTTGACCGAAGGCGGCACCAAGACGAACAAAGCTCGTTGGGTCCCAGTGCCCGGCCTGGTCAGGGAGCGTCTGGAAGCTGAACTACCGGTTGAGGCCGACGCCCTCGTGTTCCCCGGTAAGGGTGGGGGATATCTGACCAACGGCGAATACCGCTGGGCGTTCGATCCGGCCGCAACCAAGACGGGCGTGCCAGGGCTCGTACCTCATGAGCTACGCCACACGTGCGCATCGCTCGCTATCGCGTCTGGCGCGAACATCCTGGCTGTTCAGAGACTCTTGGGGCATCAAACCGCCTCGATGACCCTGGACCGCTACGGGCACCTTTTCAGCGATGACCTGGAGAAAGTGGCGAAGCGTCTCGATGCCGCTGGCAAGAAAGCGCGCAAATCTCCTGCGGTATGA